TAGAATAAATACTCAATATCCCCGAAATTACCCCCGTATTTATATTGATGTATATCACGATTTCACTATAAAAAATATTAGTATTTTAAATACATATATAGTGGAGAGAAATAGATTATACATTGAAAATAAGACAATATATAGTAATAATTGGAATTAGCTTTCTGCAAATACCTATACTTTTTGCACAAGAATGCTTCACACTACCCGTAGAGGAATGTGCAGATTACTGGTATTGTAATCTGGATGATGATGTGTGTGCAGGTTATGAGGCATTGATTCCTTCAGGTGCTCTTGATGCCACTCGAGTTCCAAGGACCGTTTCGTAGTGTATAGGTCTTGAGTCATTTATAACCTCCTCATAGGTTATCCATTTTCTCCGAGATGAATCACTAAATCCATCTTTTTCCCACTTTACATCTTTTTGTCCTATTTTGTCAAGTATCGCTTTCTCAATAGCTTCTCTATTATCCTCTGCGGATATCTGAAAATCAGCAGCATAATCATAAGCTCTAATTTGAATTCGGAAATTTTTCATATTCACCCTTATAAATTAAAAAGGGGCCGTTTTGAGGCGGCCCCTTAGTTTGTTAGTTATTAAGCACCTTCAACACCGTAAATACCTCTAGGGTCGGATACTCCAAATGAGTATCTTTCTCTAGCTTTGTATCTTACGTTTCCTGTTGAGAAGTCACCTTCCATTTTAGTTTGGATAGGTAATCTTTCAAAGTACTTCATACCATTAGGCACGTCAGTGTTAATGTACCAAGAATCAGTATCTGTTAGATAGTGATTTACTCTATATCCTTCAGGGATCATTCCCATGTTCTTAAGAGCATTGATATCATTATCAGCTGTACCAACTCTACCTTGAGATTTTAACAATCTCTCAGCATTGAATTGATTTTCAGAAGGAACGATCATTTTCATTCCTCTAGCTGCGATTTTAAGACCTCTTTCATCAGTCAGTGCAGCAATGTCAATCAATGCTTGCTCTAACGATGTTTCGTTAAGGTCTGCTTGTGTACTTAGTGTGTTTGAAAAAGTTCCAGCGATCGTTGGATGTGCTGTATTGAACAAAGATACTGCATCACCAGAATCAAAGCCGTCAGTTGTTGGCAACCCTTGATTTAGTGGATTAGCAGCTTTGATCTGTTTAGCATTTGCCATTGATCTCGCTAGCGCTTTTGTATAACGAGACGATAGTCTGTCATACAGGTTATCTTCCATTGCTTCTTCAGTTAAAGCGAATGCAAGAGCCACTGTTTCGTTAGTGTATCTTGCAGTAAATGTTTCTTGTGCGTTGTCAAATGCAACAGCTGAACCCTCAGGTTTAACATATGCATTAGCAAAGCCAGATAACATTACTTCTTCTTCAAAAGCTCTGTCAGATGATTCAGTAACATAAATTTCTTTATGCTCCTGGTCGTATCTTTTATACTCGAGTCCGAACAAGGCGTTTAAACCTGGCTCAAGCTCTTTTACGAGTTGTTGTCTTGATATTGCCATAATTTATTCTCCTTAAATTCCATCGTAGTTATGCCCAAACAAATGCTGATCGATCATCACACGCCAATTTACATTAGCGGCTGTTAAATCAGAATTTGCCGGATCACGAGATACGCCTATGATTTTCAACACAGCGGCAGTAGCATTAAGTGTGCTATCGCCTAATTCCATGCTGGAAACCCCGTTTGTAGTACTACCTGTAGTTGGTGAATTTAAATCCGCACACATGTAAACATCAGTTTGAGCTGATGCACCTGTGTTGTCTGATTGAATTTCAAACATTTGTTGTGGATTATCATAAACAAAAGCTTCAATCGCACCACTTGATGGTGGTGTAACTGAGCCAGGATAGTAGTTTTTATACGTAGGTTTCAATGTTGTTGGATCAATATAGAATGTTCCCCAGAACGCTCCCACATTTGTAGTACTAGCAGCAGCAGATATATCAACATATCCAGTTGCTACACCTATTGCCATAGATCCTTGATACAAAACACTTGCATCACCAGGTAATATCTTGTGTGAACTCATTCCAGTGGAATCATCAGCTTGTCCAAGCGTCTTTAACGGTCTAAGACCGAAAGCGGCATCTTGATTAGCCATAGTTGTTTCCTCCGTGTGTCACCTGTCCCGATGGGGACCTCCAGTGACGGTTAATTTAAATTCGTTGATTAGTATTTGTTAAAAAACTCTTACTTACCACCGAAAGATTTGCTAGAGCGACTATCATAACTGATAGGCATGCTCGGGTGCTGTTCCTTCAGTAAATCGTGTTTGACAGCATCATCACGTTCCTTAGCTTTATCAGCATAGTACTTCTGACGTGCTTCGGCGATCTCATTCGGTATTCTGGCCAGCAACAGACCTCCAACTCCGATCACTCCCTTATGTTTGCCGTTTTGTACGACTGGATAACCTGTGTCTTTGTACTCTGACGCCATAACCAAAACATATCCTGATCTTAATTTACCAGCGATATTTTTAGTGTCATCAAAGCCCAAACTTTCAGCTCTTATCCATCTATGTCGAAATCCATCCGGCGCAGGTGGTGCATCTAAAGATGAGGGTGGTGTCCATTGAACAGGTCGCTTTGTAGCTTCCCGTGTCTCGGACGCGCGAGGGTCTTTTTTAACTTCCTCTGTAACTTTTTGAGTTTCAGTTTTAGTTTTTTTCATATGCATTACTCCTCTATTACGTTTAATTGTTTAGCATATTCTTCAAGTGGCACATTCAATTTTTTAGCAATTGCTACTTGTGATGATGTGAGTTTCACAGTTGTGCGACCAGTACCTCTTTTAACGTTTCGCGTAGCTGATGCTACAGTTTGTGTAGGTTTAGTCGTTTGTTCAGTTACATTATCAAATTTGTTGGGGAATTCAAGCTTTATTCTTCTATCTAATTCTCCATAATAATCCTCAGATTGAGGGTCGTAACCTTCCTCTTCCACCAATTTTCTGTGCATATCAAACGCTGTGTAAGTCATGGCATTATTACTGCCAAACCACTTGTTTTTCTGTGCCCATTCAGTTGCTCTCGCATCTGGTTTCGGTGTTGGAGACTGTTCTTGTCGAATATTTGCTTGTTGATTTAATTCACGCTTCTCTTCTTTAGGTTTTTTGGCTTCTTGATTAATCTTCATTTCAGCCAATCTTGCTTCTTCATAACCCAGTTTAGCAATTTCTTTTTGTGCATCCACTTCGTCGGTTATGTTTCCAGCTTCTCTAGCAGTCGTTAATTTTCCTTTAGCTGCTTCAAGACCTGAAGTGATCCGACTCTCCATTTCAGATACATATCCGGTATCTAATTTAGACAATCGCTCTTTTAAAGTTTTTTGCTCTCCAAGAACTGAACGAGCATAACGTGTTGCTTCATCTCTTTGACGTTCAGATTCACGCATACGTTTAGTAAGTTTAGCGATTCTTTTTTTAACGCCTTCACCATACTCTTCGAGTTCTTTTTCTTTAGGTGCTTCTTCTTTAGGTGCTTCTGTTATAAGTTCTTTAGTTTCTGTTTCTTTTTTGGGTGCTTCTTCTTTTTTTACTTCTACTTCACCTTCTGGTTTAACTTCAGGAACCGCTACTTCTTGTGCTCCTTCTTTAACCTTTTCTTCAGGTAAAGTAACTTCCACATCAGGTCCATCTGATGGTAAGTCTCTTATCTTTTTCTTTTTCTACGTTTGGCATAGTTCCTCCCTATGGTTAATATTCATGCAAGATATCCTCTGGATTCTTGATGGTTGCTAACACTTCATCGTCGTTTAGCAGACGAACTTCGCCACCTTCTATTTTTATTCTAGATCCTGCATAACGTGCAAACATGATCCAGTCTCCTACTTTACACCATGGGCCATCAGGAAATCTATCTTTATCCTTATAGGCATGGGGTCCTACCGCTAGAACATTTCCACATTGAGAAGCCACTTGTTGACGTTCTAATGTATCTTGTCCCATGAAAATTCCACCTTTTGTTTTTTCCTTCATTTTAAAAGGTAAAATTAATATTCGCCAACCTGTCGGTTGGGGTAATTTTGTAGATTCGTTGGTAATTTTTTTGGTGTTTTTAACACCTACTAATTCTGTTTTAAGGATTTCAAGTTTTGGTTTTACTTGAGATATCGATGACTGTTCCTTTGGTTTCATTATCTTCTGGCTCCTTATTGGTCAGCAGGGTAGAGATTTCCTGTAAAATGGCTTCGTAAGCACGAAGCTGTCCTACCATATATTGGTATTTTTCGTAGTTGTCAACCTGTCCATTCAACAGAAAGGTTTGCACATTTTTCTGTGTTTCTTCAATTTGTCTTTTGAGTGTGTAAATTAAATTTACGCCGTCCATTATTTTTTTGTAAAAGCTTTGCCTAAACCTCTTTGAGCTGCTCCTCCACCTCTAAAACTTCTTACGGGTACTCCTCCACTAGGATAACCAAATCTATTGTTTCCTAAGACAGGTGAATAGCCACCTACGTGACTTATACTGCCACCATCGGCAGCTGATTTTCTATTCATACTTCTTAAATTTTTAGCCATGTTATAAGCTTTAGAACCTTCAGGACAGCTTTTACTGCCATACTTTTTACCCGTACATTTACCTTCTGTACCTTTCTTTTTAATTTTACTGAATGCTTTTTGTATCCACTTATCGTCTTTGGCCATTAGTCTT